CATAGGACCAGTTTATAAACTGTCACATGGCCTCACCATCGGTGGGGTCTTTGTGTGTATAATAGTAATATACAAACACAGGTAACACACATGAGAAACGGATTAGATCAACCTTACACAGGATTAACACAGGACCAAGTGCATGATCTAAACATGAAATTATATGACCTTATCCAGTCTTTAGAGTATAAAGTAGACGCACCTGACTTGCATAATGCACTTCAGATAAACCTCGGTTGGTTTGAGATGAGAGACGTAGCCCTAGATGAATTCTAGGGTATTTGCAGGTATTTGCGTTTTAGGGGGTTGTTATATAAAAACCGATACAGCTAACCTACAACGAACCAAAACCGAGAGCCATATATTATTCGTATTTAAAAAAAATTCAGTATATAAAAAATGCCCCAGTAGGTTGACTCTGGGCAGGGGTTGTGTTATACTATAGGAGTAAACAAACAGTAAAGCACATGATTGAAGGAGTTGTATTAACACTTGTATTGATGACCTTTTGTATAGGTTCAGCAATCGGTATCGTAAACTATGGAACAAAGGGTAGGTTCTTTTAATGGCGGTTTATAACGACTATGAGATTCGTATAAACATTAATCAGTTAATTGAGAAGAGGATCCCTTGTTGTGATCTTCTTCATCCTGATCATTGTTTAACAGAAAAGCAAGTGGCAGAGATAGCACATGATATTCGTATGGATATTGACTTACATCCCATTTACAAGCAAGTGGATAGATCTATCATGCGGTATGTAGAAGCAGCTGGTATTGATAATAAAGAGCATTGGGTTGAAGAGAAACTACTTGATCTTCCCGATGAAGAAGGTATATCTTTTGATTAAGGAATTGTAAAGAGGACATTATGGCGATATATAAGAATAACAGGATTGTTATTGATCTCACTGAGTTAGTTGAATGTCGAGTAAAAGTCACTGGACAGGAACTATCTGAGTATGAAGTTGAACAGATAGCGAGTGCATTACAGCATACTCTGACATGGGATAGTTTATACTTTATGGTAGATACTGCAATACTTGATTTTGTAGGTATGAATCCAATAGAGTATGGTAGTACAATGAATGAGAGTTGGTTATTGGAGATCGAGCGTAACAAGAAGAAGTTCAAGATGGTAGATTTAAAAGGAGGGTCATGGACTATTCAAGTGCCACAACGGATAAAGGAGTAAAGTCTTATCACATTTATTTCGAGGATAAGTGTTTGTTTAAGAACTTAACTGAGGAAGAGTTTGATTTGATATGGGCGAAGTTATATCGTTCGTATCATACAGATAGTTTGTCGTTCTCTTCTTGTGTGGGAGATGAGTGTAAGTTAGAGGAGCAGAGTTATTAGTCACCCACTTGATGTACTTGATGAATATATTGATAAGTGGGTAGAACACCTACAGGAGCCAACTCCGAGTGGTATCTTTCGGTGTCCTTTTGCAAAGAAGGTTAGGGAAGAGAAACGTCTCAAGTTTAAAAAGGTATATGACTATCTCTCTGCGTATGATTACTGGAATGCCGTATCAGAAGTCATACAGGGGTTTGATGACAGTTGTGATGTTCATATTGTTGTAGCTCATACGAACTATGAGATTGTGAATCCAGGCAACATGGGAGGGAGTGTCGATGCAATGAACTCTTTTCTTAATGCAATGGGAAGAGACTTATGGGTTGTGCCGAAGATGGATAATCTTTTTACGATAGTCATGGTTCAAAAAATTACCGTTTTGGACAATGGGAGTCGTAAGCTGGAGGAACAGGGATATTATAATAATCGTTATTGTGAACAACAGATGGAAATGATGGTCAATGGACGCAGAAGATTCAGAAAGAAGATAGATGGAATATAAAAAAAATCCGAACGTAACGTTCAAAGTGAACATTTAATTTTTATAGATAGCGTGACATGGAAAAACTTGAAACAATGCACCTAGACCTAGAGGTCAAGGAACTGGAATACATCTACGAATCAATTCAGTTTCGCCTCGAAAATGATAATCATCTATTATACCATCCTGATATTCGCAAAGATCTAGAAGATATGCTTGCGGAATGGGAAGATGAGTACCTATAACGTCTACATTGGCGAGAACTTAATTATGGAGAAAGTTCCCGATACTGACATTAAACATAAACTAGAATACATAACCGAATACTTTCGCCATTATCCTAGTGATGATCTCCGTACTCAAGAAATAAAAGTTGTTAAGAATTAGAGACTATATAATATAACACTATGGACAAATTGGTTTGACCGTGGTATACTTACTATGTAATTACAACATGTTATGGCAAAAGGATTTACAGTAAAAGCTAATGCTCCGAAAGCGAAGAAAGTTGAAGATGACTTTAATCTAGAGGAAGCAAAAGCATTAGCAAAGGGTAAAGCAATAGTATTCTGCCTGCCAGGCCGAGGAGTTTCTTATATTTTCCTAAAGAACTTCGTACAACTATGCTTTGACCTAGTTCAGAATGGTAGTTCCATTCAGATCTCACAGGACTACAGTTCAATGGTGAACTTCGCAAGGTGTAAGTGCCTAGGTGCGAACGTTCTCAGAGGACCAGATCAGATTCCTTGGGATGGAAAACTTAAGTACGACTGGCAGTTATGGATCGACTCTGATATTGTATTCGATACAGAGAAGTTCTATCGTTTAGTATGGATGCAAAAGGATATCGCTGGTGGTTGGTACTGCACAGAAGATGGTAAGACAACATCTGTTGCACACTGGTTAGAAGAAGAGGACTTTGCAAAGAATGGCGGAGTGATGAATCACGAAACTATTGAGTCTATCTCTCGTAGACGTAAACCATTCACAGTTGACTACACTGGTTTCGGTTGGTTACTCGTCAAGAACGGTGTATTCGAGCACAAAGATATGAAGTATCCTTGGTTTGCACCTAAGATGCAAGTATTTGACTCAGGTGAAGTACAAGATATGTGTGGAGAAGATGTTTCATTCTGTCTCGATGCAAAAGAAGCGGGTATGGAGATCTGGATTGATCCTAAGATCCGTGTTGGTCACGAGAAAACGAGGATTATCTAATGACTTTAGACCAATTTGGAGCACTCAATGTGTGGCGAGTTGAAGAACTCACCACTCAGGGGTGGGAAGTTCAAGATGATAAAAGAGATAAAGGACTATCTCAAGAAAATGCAAAGGTTAGATTGGAATTTTACCTTGGCGAAGGTGTTTCTAAGGATAGATTAAGAGCTGTTCTAGATAAATAAAAAGAAAACGGTTAAAAATGGCAGATTCCAATCCAAAATTAGCACCCCATAATGTCGAAAGTCAGGGATTTGCTAGTGGAAGTGTAAAAGGACAGTATGATGTGAGTGCTCAAGCAAGAAAAAAAGCTGCCGCAAACACAAATGAAGCACAATCTCCACTCGCTGCTGGTTAAAAAACATCTAAAAAACTCTAAAGACCCCTCAAAGGGTCTTTTTTTGTGTCTAAATAGAATTTGAATAGTATATTAGTCTGATGAGATTAGAGGATTGGGATAAATCTTACGAAGATTTTTACATTAACCCTAAAAAAGAAGAGAATGTATTGCGTGAAGTTGTCGGTGACGATACTAACGATGGTAAAAGGAAGCAAAACTTAAACGAATCTAACGATTAATGCCAAGTATTGACGAACAACTGAATCAAAGTCAACCTTTTAAGGATATTAGCTTATCATTTGCTAGACATCCTGTTACAGATGACATTGGAGTCTTCACAAATGAGAACTCTATCAAACGTGCTGTCATGAATTTGGTCAGAACTCGTCTTGGTGAGCGCTTTTACAACCCACTCGTAGGTAGTAAAATCGAAGATCAGATGTTTGAAGTCGCAGATTCCTCTATGGCCATGGAATTAGAGGATGATATTGAACTTTTACTTGATAACTTTGAACCCAGAGTCACAAATATAGGTGTTAAGATCATATATCCGATGGATACTAACGACTTAACAGTAGAAATTTCCTACGACATCGTTGGAATCACATCGCCCAGACAAAATATAGACTTCATTCTCCAATCAACTAGAATATAATGTCGTTTAACCAGTTCACAAACTTAGATTTTGCAGATCTAAGAGCACAAATTAAAGATTATCTTCGAGTCAACAGTGATTTTGCTGATTTTGACTTTGAGGGATCGAACTTTTCGACTCTGATTGACCTTTTAGCATACAATACTTACATTACTGCCTACAATACCAACATGGCAGTCAATGAATGTTTCCTTGACAGTGCAACTTTGCGTGAAAACGTTGTTTCACTTGCTAGAAATATCGGATATGTGCCAAGATCAAGCAGATCTGCGATGGCAACTGTTAATTTTAGCGTTGACTTAGGAACTAACGACACAAGAATCGTAACTTTAAAGGCTGGACAGGTTGCATTGGGTAATCAAGTCGGTGGATCTTACATTTTTTCAATTCCAGACGACTTTGTTGCTACAACTGGTGATAATAATATTGCAGTTTTCAATAATTTGAATATTTACGAAGGAGTTTACCTTCAAAAGACTTTTCAGATTGATTATTCTCAACCAAATCAGCGTTTTATTCTTCCAAACTCGAATATTGACACAACTTCTATCCGTGTTACAGTTGAATCCACGACTTCTGAGATTTATACGCTGTATGACAACATTTTAAGAGTTGATGCTACGTCAAAACTCTTCTTAATTCAAGAAATCGAAGATGAACAATATGAAATCTTGTTTGGAGATGGAATTTTAGGTAAAAAACCGCCTGCTGGAGCAATTGTTACTGCAACTTACATTGTAACCAACGGAAGACTTGGAAATGATGCTAAGAATTTCTCATTTGTTGGTATTTTACAGGATGACCAAAGTTTAGCTATCACTCAAGGTATCTCAGTTATCTCAACTGCGAACAGAGCTTCAATGGGAGACAATATTGAAGACATCAGTTCCATCAAATACCTTGCACCTCGTATATACTCCTCACAATACCGTGCAGTAACGGCAAGTGACTACTCTGGTATCATTCCATTCGTATATCCTAACGTAGAGTCTGTGACCGCCTACGGTGGAGAGGAACTTGATCCACCTGAGTATGGAAAAGTGTTTATTTCCATCAAACCAAGAAACGGTTCATTCCTTTCACAGATTACAAAGGATGATATCTCTAGGCAACTCAAACAATATTCAATCGCTGGTATCAAACCAGAGATTATTGACCTCAAGTATCTTTACGTTGAAGTTGATACTTCTGTTTACTATAACACGAACTCAGTTTCAGATACAACTGAATTACTTACATCAGTAACAACAGCACTTACACAATATTCCAAATCATCAGACATCAATGACTTTGGTGGCAGATTTAAGTACAGTAAAGTTCTTGGATTGATTGATGCCTCTGCAAGAGGTGTAACTTCCAACATTACAAGAGTTAAAATGAGAAGAGACATTGCGCCTGAACTCAATACTTTTGCAACTTATGAACTTTGCTACGGAAATGCCTTTTATGACCAACCAAACGGATATGGCATACGTTCTACAGGATTTACTGTGAGTGGTATAGATGGAGTTCTATATCTGGGCGATATTCCTACCGCTGGAACTGACTTTGGTAAACTTGTTTTCTTCAAACTTGTAAACAACCTTCCCCTTATCGTTAAGAATGATGCTGGGACAGTGGATTACGTTCACGGAGAGATTAATTTGGATGTGGTAAATATAACAGGATCTACATTAGCAAATGGATTGATTCAAGTTGAAGCAATACCTGATTCTAATGATGTTATTGCACTTAAAGATCTGTACCTTCAATTAGACGTTGCGAACAGTACAGTTAATGCACTTCCTGATGTTGTATCCTCTGGTGAGAATACATCTGCTACTGCATACGTCACAACCTCTAGTTACGCTAGCGAATCAATTTACACAAGGTAAATGACAGATATTAAAAGAGTAAAAGTCTCTCATGTCATACAATCTCAGATTCCAGAATTTCTAAATCAGGAATCACCTCTTTTTGCGAGCTTTTTAAATCAATATTACGAATCACAGGAACATAAATCTGGTACAGCTGACTTAGCGAACAATCTTCCTGAGTATCGAAAGATCGGTGCTTTCAATTCAGAGACTTTAGCTACATCAACGACTCTTACAGATGATGTTTTCGCTGCTGACAGAACAATACAGGTATCTTCTACTGTTGGATGGCCAGATACATATGGTCTACTTAAGATAGATGATGAGATAATCACATATACTGGTAAAACTGCTACATCGTTTACTGGATGTTCTAGAGGATTCAGTGGTATCGATCAGATATCAAAAGAAGACGATGCAGAGTTCTTAAACTTCCAATCCACCAATGCTGCACAACATGTATCTGGATCTGTAGTTACTAACTTAAGTAATCTTTTCTTACAAACATTTTTCACCAAGTTCAAAGAAGAGTTCTTGCCTGGATTTGAAAATAGAAGTTTCATAACTGGAACATCTATCACAAACATCCTGACTAGGGCAAAAGACTTCTATATGTCAAAGGGAACTGACTCTTCATATCAGATTCTTTTCAAACTTCTCTACGGTGAAGACATTGAACTCTTAAAACCGATTGAACAAACAATCGTACCTTCTGCAAACGTATATTTCAAAACTAAACACGTTCTACTTGAGAACTTAACTCCAGCTGCACAACCTCTGGAGTCTATTGGTAACTTCTTGTATCAAGACGTTAGTGGTATTGGTACTGTAAGTGCTTCTATCTACAATGTTGAGTACAGACCAATTAATCAGGTTGACTTCTACGAGATGTCTCTTGACTCTACATCATTTGACGGTACATTCTCTGTGCCTGGTAAAACAAAGGCATTAGAAATCACACCAGAGAACTCTACCAGTATTGTAGTTGACTCTACAGTCGGATTTGGTCAAAGTGGAACACTATTAGTAAGACCTAGAGAAGGTGCTAACTTTTTAACCTTTAGTTACACTGACAAAACAGTAAACCAGTTCTTAGGAGTATCTGGTGTTACTACATCATTAGTTTTTGGTGCTGATGTTCTAGAAAACAAGCTTGCATATGCTTATGCTGGATTCGGACAGACATCATTGATGGAATTCAGACTTGTTAATGTTATTGATGAAGTTGATACAAGTGCATCTACCAATATGCAAGTTGGTGATAGTCTTAAGTTACTTTCTTTCGGTAGAGACTTAGGAGATTCGCCACAATTCAATAATTGGATTTACAACATACCATCTACTCACAATATTGCTTCTGTAAACCAAGTAAACGTCAATACTTTCAGAATTGTTTTATTTGATGCAGTTGTTTTCTACGTTGATGAGATATTAATTGTTAAAAACCAATTTGGAGATTCATCAACAGTCACTATCAAAGATATTGAGTATGATGCAACCAATCTCTCTAAAGTTTATGCTAATACTATCGTTGTTCAGACAGCTACTACACTTCCAGCTAATGCAATTACAATTACAAAGACTGTTACAAAGGCAGAACATAATTCTAATTACTTTACAGGTGTAGATGCGTTTCCTGTTGGTGTACAGAATAGTTACCTTGATAAGTCAGAAGAATTCTTCTACATCGCTTCTTCTGGTTTACCAAACTACCCTATTTTTGCAACTGACAATAAAGTATTTGTAAAAACTAGCACATCAGAGGTTGTAGACGGTTCTGGGACACCTTTACTTGGTGGTGGGTTTACTTATACCATTCAATCGTTTGACCCCGCCTTCGACCCTGCAGCATCCGCTGGTACACTCCTAAATCACAACTATGTAACTGGAGATAAGATCTATTGGGACAACACAACCAATAGTGGAATCAATACTGGTATATACTTTGTAACTGCAATCAACCAAACTGAGTTTTATCTTTCATTTAGTGGATCTGATGTATTTGCTAAGAAATATATTGCTGTTAGAACAGGAACGCCTGGTCAGTACATCTACAAGTCTGGTTGGGAGAACAAAACACTCAAGAACCAGAAGATTCTTAGAAAGTATCCTTTCTACAAACAAAAAAATCTTTTTGACGATCCAAACGAAAGATTAGTCAATAACAGAGCCGTAGGATTGATGGCAAACGGTGTTGAGGTCTTCCCACCTACCGTTTTTGATGAACAGATCTTCCACGGTGATATTACAGAGATTACAGTCACCAATCCAGGCAAAGATTATGATGTTATCACAGGACCTCCACTCGTCATTAACGACGCACAAGGTAGTGGTGGTGTTGCTTATGCTAACGTATCTGGATCATTCAGAGAAGTTAAGTTGGTTGCTCCTGGCATCGGATATCAAGAAAAACCCAAGATTACTGTTGAAGGTGGTAACGGAACTGGTGCCGTCCTTGAGTCTAATCTAGTTAGAGGAAGCATTGTTGCCAATTTCAAAGCAGATGGATCAGCTGTTGACACATTTGATGAAAGTATCACCTTTCCAGAAAGACATAACTTTGAAATAGGTGAAGGTATCGTATATGACTCTAGAGGTAACACTCCTATTGTTAACGTCACTGATGGTGCAACTTATTTCGCTGGTGTAATCAATGATAAGAAAATTAAGTTACACAAAACACCAGAAGATGCTAAAGCTGGTATCAACACTGTTGATATTGGTAATATCAGTTTTGGTTTCCATAAGTTTACTTCACTTAATGCTAAAAATACCATAACCAAGATTTATGTTAAAAACTCTGGTTCAGGATACTCAAATAAGAAGGTAGTTGTTCAGGGTAGACCAACAAACGGAGATACACAGTCTGGTATTAGCACATCTGATGATTACATACTAGCATACAACCATAATTTCCATAATGGAGAAATAGTAGAATACTCTACTGATGGAACAGTTGCAAATGGTCTTTCTACAACCACACAGTACGCTATTAAGAAAATTGACAGTAATAGATTCAGATTATGTGATGTTGGTGTTTCCTCACAAAAAAATTTAAAGAATTATAACAAAAATAAATCAGTCGTAATTCGTGGAATCGGATCTGGAAAACATACTATAAAATATCCTCCTATAGTAGTAAACGTAGAAAGTTTATCTGCTATTGGTAGCACAACTATCATCAAACCTGAGCTTGACCCTCTAGTGTTGGGAAGTATTGAGAGTGTTTACCTAGAAGAAGGTGGTATTGGTTATGGTTGTACTAATATCATGGATTTCCATAGAAGACCCGATGTTGGTATCTCAACTGTTGTCTTTAACGCTCTTTTGAAGCCAATCATCATTGATGGATCGATAGTAGATGTTCAGATACTCGCCTCTGGTAAAGGATACCGTGAAGACTCCGATATTATCATCACAAGTCCTACTGGTAGCTTTGCAGACGTAAAACCAATCATTACTGGAGACAAAATTAGTGGTGTTACTATTCTTGACGGTGGTATCAATTACAACGCAAGTGATACAACTCTAACTTTACAAAACAGAGGTAAATCTGCTAAATTCATAGCAGATGTAAAAGAGTGGAAGATAAACCAAGTTCAGAAGAATGATGCCATCATCAGTAACGAAGATTCTCTACTTACCAAGCCAAGTACGAACCCTGCTTTCCAATTACAGACAATTGGTATCTATCCTCCACAAAAACTTAGATTCCAACTTGGAGACAACATTGACTCTGCTAATTTAGAGACACCAAACGCTTTCCACTCACCTATACTTGGATTTGCTTATGACGGCAACCCAATTTACGGTCCTTATGGATATCAGAACGCAACAGGAGGGGCAATCAAGAGATTGCAGTCAGGATACATTCTTGATACGACTCTTAGATCAGGTTTAAGACCACCTGGCTTTGCTTTTGGATACTTTACCAATGATTACCTTTTTGACAACTCAGGCGACCTAGACGTGCATGGTGGACGTTATTGTGTGACTCCACAGTACCCAGATGGTGTATATGCTTACTTCTACAGTGTAGATGTTGATTCTAGTGGTGTTGCTAAACCAAAATTCCCATATCTGCTTGGTGGTTCATTTAAAGACACTCCTATCGAAGAAAACTTCGTAACTTTCTTCAATCAGGATATTGACATATCATCTAGAGAACTTACAAGAAACGTAGCTCCATATTCTCTCTCATTTGGTAATTCTGACTATGAATTGATTGACGATGTTAAAGATGCCCTAAAACAAGAATTTGAAGTCATCAAGACTAAGAGTTCTGGTATTTCTTCTGTAACTATCTTCTCTAGAGGTGATGGATACAAAGTTGACGATACATTGACTCTAGACAACACAGGAACCAATGGAAGCGGAGCAAATATCGTAGTTGGATCTGTTTTAGGTAAACCTGTCACCTCAGTGCAGATCGGAGTCTCTACTTTCGCTAATACAGAGATTGTAAAGACAAAAAACACTATTACTGGTATTACAAGTTTTCCACATGGAGTTGCAGATCAAGAAACACTAATTCTTAGTGGTATTAGCACTTCTTCCTTTGCAGAGTTCAACGGACCTAAGAAAGTCAATGTTAAACAAAGATCAGTTGGTCTTTCTCAGTACTTAGACAATGTAACTGCAACTGGTGTAAACACTTCTATCTTTGTTACTGATGTAACAGGATTTGAAACAAATGACATCATTGGAATTGGAACTGAGTCACTTACTATCACCGCCATTGATTCTCAGTTCAATAGACTGTTTGTAAACAGAGAAAACTTTGTTGGTGCTGCAATGACTCATGCGGCTGGAACAAACAACGTTAATTTAAAACCAACCAAGTTTACTTTCCCAGTTGGTTTCTCAACCATAACCAGATTTACTTTTGAGAACAAAGTCGTCTTCTTCAACCCTCAACAGACAGTTGGTGTTGGTTCTACTGGAACACACTATACTTTACCTCTTACTGGATTAAGCACAGTACAAACAGTTGAGAATAGGTTCGTTCCTCAACAGAGAATTTACATTAAAGATCATACCTTCTTTACTGGCCAGAAATTGACTTATAACATGGGTATTGGTGGAACTTCACTTGTATGGGCGAAGGTATCTGCTGGTGCAACATCTGGTGTTGGTACAGAAGTTCTTATTGATCAGAGTGACGTATATGCAATAAATTTTGAACCAGACTTCATTGGATTATCAACTACTGGTATTCCTACAACTGGAGATGCAATATGGTTCTACGAAGTAGCATCCAACTCTGGGTTTGCACAATCCTTTACTACTAACTTCCCCAAAGTAACTACAAAGGTAGAAAGGTTCTTTGGTGATGTAGGACTTACTTCTGCTCACGGATTGCTAACTGGTGACATAGTAACACTAGATGCTATACCACAATCAACCGAAACAACTGAAATAAGATATGATCCAGTTCTTGCTAAAGTTACCACAGGTAAAATAGGATTTGCGGTATCTGCCTTCTCATCAGACTTGACTGAAATTACAATACCAGATGAATCTCTACAAAGTGGTGATAAGGTTGTATTTTACAATGGCGGAAATACAATTGCTGGTTTGGTGAATAATGAGACATACTTTGTTCTTAGATTAAACACTGATGCAATCAAACTATGTAAGTACAAGTCAGATGTACTTGAGGCTAACATAGTATCGATATCTACTGTAACTGAAGCATCTGCTAATAATTTAAGTTACCTTGCTAAGATCAATCCACCTCTAGAGTTCACTAGTGGTAATACAGTTACATTTGATGTATCTGATCAAAGTCTATTGGATATGAGACTTGACTTCTTTGAAGATTCATCATTCAGAGAAAAACTTGATGTCAACGGTACAAACGATACTGGATTCAATATTTCTAGAGATGGTATTTCTGGAAATGTAGATGCCACAGTAACTATCAGAACAACTGGTTGGCCAAGTAAATCATTCTATAATTTAACTCCTGTTGTTCCTTCTGATGCTAGAAAGTTATATGGAACATCTGATGCAGAAGTTACTGGTAGAAATAACATTACTTTCAAGGATGTTGTTCTTAAGACAGATCACTCGATTATTAAGTCTAGTGATACTTCATTCAGTTTCAACCTAATAGAAAAACCTCTTGAACCACAAAAAGTTATATCAAGAGCTGGTGTAAGTACAATCACATATAGTACTCAGTCTTCAAATGCAAGAGGGCCTATCAACTCTACTAAGATCAATTTCCCAGGCAAGGGATATACTATCCTACCTAGAGTTATTGGTTTTGCAAGCACACAGGGTCAAGATGCTATTGTAAAAGTTTCATCTCCTGATATTGGTAAGATTGATATTATAGAAAGGATTAAAGATGGATTTGATTATCCAACTGATCCTACACTTCTACCATTCCTAAGTGTCCCTGCCATTGTTGACGTAAGTGGTATTGCACGAATGGATGAGATCCAAGTGGTAGACGGTGGTACAAGGTACAATCAAGCTCCTACACTTGCAGTTCGTGGTAATGACAGTGTACAAATTTCTGCAACTGTATCAGGTGGATCTGTAGATAAAGTTGATATTATTCAAAATGCTTTTGAGTTCAGTGAACCACTTAGTATTATTACAACTAATAACTCCAATGGTTATGACATTGATGCCGTATCTCATAGTGGTACAGATGTCACAGTTGAACTTCTTTTGGATGCACAGTTCAATATTCCAGTAACTACTGGATTTGGATCTACAGAAACTAAGTTACCATTTGCTATAGGTGATAAAGTATTTGTTGAGAATTGCAGACTTAAACCAGATTCAATTCTTGCTGGACAGGGTAACTTTAACTCTGCCGATTATGACTTCTCATTCTATGATGTCACTGGTGTAAGCACTTCAAATGCCACTGTCACGTTCAGTATGGAAAATGCTCCTGGCATTTCTACTGTCACATTAGGTACATATGATGATGACTTTACATTAGGTTCTATTGTCAACTTCAACGATATGGCGAAGTTCAATATGACAATCATCAATGATGCTAAGTTCTTATCTGGCGAAAAAGTAACATCATCTAAGTTTGAAGGATTTGTTGCTGAGAATGGTTGGAATGTCAATATCAGTCAACTTAGATTGAGAGATACAATAGGAACTCTAAGATCTGGAGATAATCTATTCGGTCAGATATCTAAGTTGAATGGTCGTGTAAGAGATGTAAACAGATTTAGTGTTAGAACTACACTAGGATCTACTAGAGACAAAGTTTCTAAGAACGACATGAATGTCGGTATTCTTAATGACTTCAGCCAAAGACTATCCGACAACTTCTACTTCCAGAAGTTCTCATATTCAATCAAGAGTAAGTTACCATATACCACATGGAAAGAACCTGTAAGATCTATTGTTCACCCATCAGGTTTCTTAGAGTTCTCGGATCTCATCATAGAGAGTGATCCTATTGCTAATACTGCTACTGTAGGAATCGCTAAGTCTACTAACATGAAGGTTCAGGCAGTAGATACTAAAGTTGATCTCATCCTCAATATCGATAATGAGATATACATGGGTAAGAGAGATAACTTTGCCATGGTAACTGAAGATGACGCATTACCAGATGGATCTGTACAAAGAATATTCTTCCCAGAAGGTAGACCCATTAAGAGTTTCATTATGAACAAGACCAACAAGGTTTTGAATCTTGATGATATTTCCTCTGGTTTCAATGGATCACACGATAGAACAGGAACACTGGTTGGTAGTAAACAGTTCGGACTTACAGTTGGTGGTGAACCTGTATTCAAGAAAACATACAATGCAGCTGCAACTGCTAATGTTGATCTTGGACTTAACTTACTCAGTATTCAGAATCATAACTTCCAGACTGGACAGGCTGTAAAATTAGATACTCAGGGTGGTACTAAGATTGGTATTGCAACTACATCTCATACTACAGGAGATAAGGACATTGTTATGTCTGTTGTAACTGCTGGTGTGGGTGGAAGTTCACTATTTGAAAATGGATATAACCAACAAATTCCAGGCCCAGTAACAGGAATTGCTGTAACAGAGAATCCTCCAGGCTCAATCTTTAGATTATATGGATTTGGAAATGCAGAAGGTGGTGTTCCAGGCTTTACCACAACTGGAACTGGTGCTAGATTCCAAGTTAAGTTTGACTTTGATCCAACTACAGGTCAATGTATATCAACTGCAATAACTCTAACTGTTGGTGGGGGTGGTTACATTGTTGGTGATACTGTAGGTATTGCTGGTACATTCCTTGGTGGTGCATCACCAGCTAATGATTTGCTATTCCCTGTTACTAAAACAACAGGATCAAGAATCGGAAGTCAAGGTACATATTCTAATGTTCCATCGACAAATAATGGTGGTGGTAGTGGTGCAACATTCAATGTTACTAGAGATGCTAACTTAGATATTTCTACTGTTGAAGTCGTGACTGGTGGAACTGGATATGCTGTTACAAACACAATATCCATTGCAGGCACATACATCGGTGGTGCTACCCCAGGCAACAATATTGAATTAACTCCTGTGGAGTGTGGAACAAGTGTTATGCCTGATGAATTGTTCGTTCAAAAATTAGATGATGTTAAATTCAGAATATCTGGATTCTCAACTTCACTTCCATTTACATTTACTAGTTTGGGAACTGGAACTCATGTTCTTAAAGTTCAAGATCCAAATAAACAGGCTTTGATTTTGATTGACAATATTATTCAAACTCCTATTAAGAACAAGAAGTTAAATGTGGTTATAGCTGACTCAGTTAGTGAATCAGACCAAGGGGTGAATGTCTCAGTTGGTTTAGGTTCTATAACCAAAGGTGATATTATTAAATTAGATGATGAATTACTGAAGGTAAAACAAATTGGTGACACTACATTTGCACAGGCAAAGACCGCTATTGCTAGAAATACAGTAGCTACTGCTTTCTACTATGATACCAACAGAGCTAACTCTTCTGTTATTAGAATTGACGATACAAGTGTCACTATGGATGATAACCCTCCATATTAACTATAAATAAAGAAAAAACGTTTTTAAGTAATGTCTAAACAAGGGATTAGTACAGGTTCGGCTCCTAATGATGGGACGGGCGATACCCTATTGGCAGGGACTATTAAGATTAATAATAACTTTAACGAGATATATGATATTTTCGGAGATGGTACTAACCTTGTAAGTTTTGTTTCTTTTGCTAGCACTGCTGGGTATTCCACTAACTGTGGTATTGCATCAACCTCTGTTCTTGCTGGTCTTGCATCCAGTGTTACAGATAACATTGATATCAATACATCTGGTGTTGTTACAACAAGTTATGCAGATGTTGGTAAGATTACAATTCAACAGCCTGGTGCGATTGCAGATGGCCCTATTGAGGTTGGAACTGCAACAACAATGTTCAGAATCAAAGCAGACGGTATGGTCGGCATTGGAACATCGTTACCTACTTCACAACTAGAAGTTGCATCATTCTCGAATGAAAGACCAACTATTTGGGCAGTTGCTAAAGGTAATGGACAAGGATTACGAGTATCCGATGCAGCAGTAACTGATTCTAAGTCATTCGTTGTTACTAATGAGGCATATACTGGTATTGGTTCTACCGCTCCTACATGTCGATTAGATGTACAGGGTGATATTTTAGTCAGTGGTGCAAGTACCCTGATGGATCAGGTAAACTTCAACTCCGACATTACAGAGAAGGTCTTAGGAAACTTTAGTGATACGTTTAGTGTAAGTGCTGGTGGCACATTCACAGTTGACGTTTCGCAGGGATCTGTTGTGTTGGGTGGACTATCTACATCAGTTACTTCATGGGCATTTACAAATGTCAGTGGTCAAAACAGTAAGGCAACCACAGTAACTATCATCAACAATGCTGGAATCGGATATACTTATGGTGATTCATGTACAGTAAACGGTTCTCCTATTGCAACTGGAGTAAAATGGGTCGGTGGTAATCCTCCGCCTTCCACTGCAAATGACGATATACTCACGTTTAGTATCGTCCGTGATAGCACTGGAGTTACCAGAGTCTATTGCAGTAGTTCTATTAACATCATTTAAGGAATAAATGTCTACTAGAGAAACGCCAGGAGAAGGAGCTCTATTCAGACCGTCTTTTAATTCATCGTATGGTGTTAGCCAAATTGAAGTTTTAGACGGTGGGTCAGGGTATGCTAAAACAGACCCCCCAAAGATTACTATTGAAGGTACAGCAACACCTCAAACAGAAGGTGTGTTTTACCCTATAATCAGTGGTGTCGGCACAATATCTCAGGTTATTATCTTTAACTCTGGTGTTGGGTATTACCCAGTATTCAGTACAACCACTAGTTCACAGGTTGTTGTGGAGAGAGGTGCTTTTGGTAGTATTGCTACAAGTCATGGCACTGGACTTTCTTCAATATTTTCTGGTGATTACAATATTGTAGACGATAATATATTCTTTACAGATGCACCTTATGGTAATGCAGGACCTGCTGGATTAAAAACAAGTTCTTCTTTCTCTGGTAGATTATTCTCTAGAAAATTAGATCCATTTGATGAGAAAGATAAAAACGTAATTCTTGATGATATATCCTTAGAATTTACAGGTATTGCAGGCACACAATTTACATTAACAGAAAACTTAGGTGTAGTTACTGCTCTTTACAATAGTGTCAACACAGGCGTAGACATCAATAATAATCCATTCATATTAATCAATAATGTTGTTCAAACTCCTGGCTTAGATTTTGAAGTAATTGATGCAGATGATAATAAGATTAACTTTTTAAGTGGAGTTCCTAGAGCTGGTAGAATCAATAAAGTGGGTCTACAAACAGGTGCTGGATACTACTTACCAATTAAAGCTTCTGCAAGAGTAGGTGTAGGATCAACTGGTAGTCTTGAGACTATTCAATTAACAGGAAAGGGACAAGGATATAGAGAGTTACCAGAAATTACTGTAAGATCTTCTCAGGGATATGGTGCAAGTATCGGTGCAGTTTTAGGAACATCAGCTGGTAGTGCAGTTGCAATTTCTACAGCAGATTACAACCACATTGCTGGTATCTGTACTTTTACAGCCAACTCTCATGGATTTGTAGAAGGTGATAGGGTAAGAGTCACAGGTGCTGGATTCACATTCACCCCAGTATCAGCATTAAGGAATATCAATACCTTTGGATACGACTATATCACTGGTATTACAACTATTGGTGTAACAGGTGGTCATTATATTGGAACAGGAAGAAATAGAAGTAGAAATTTACTTATAAAACAGGTTCAAGTTACCGAAGGAATATCTACATTTACTTTCAGAGAAGACGCATATCCAATTGTAGATGTCATTGATAATCTTAACGTATTAATAGATTGTGGTGTTAGTACGCAACCATTAACCTATGTTAGCGGGGGATTGGTGCAAGCAGGCGTTGACACTGCAATCTTAGAAGGTAGAAACGTAACTGGTTTTGATGTATTAAGTGGTCACACTGCAAATACATTCAGAACGTTTGTTGGTATCTCTACATTTGCTCATCAGTATGTTACTGGTGGTGTAGTAAACAGAGCAGAAGCTGGTATCATAACAGACTTTAGTATTGTAGAAGGTGGAACTGGTTTCTTTGCACCTAGAACTATCCAATACCTCAGTGACACTCCTTCTGAGGGAATCACCACTGTTACTGCAATAGGTCAAACAACTGGTGCATCAATTGACATTGGAGAAGTAATTTATGAGTCATTCTCTGGTATTGCAACAATCAGTTGTAACACTGCTCATGGATTGACAACTGCAAATGTTGTTAAATTATCTGGTATCCAATTCCAAACAGGCATTGGTGATATTACATTCCCATCAGATTCACAAAGATATTTTGGTGTTACAGGAATCATAAGTGCATTTAACTTTAGTGTGAATATTGGTGCTGCAATGACCACAACAGGTATACACACTGCAGCTGCTGGAGTTGGTTCGTTCATACCTTTTGATGGTCATGGTTTAGAAACTGATGACTTTGTTAATGTTACTGGTGTTGCAGTTACATTCACAAGTGCTCCTTCCGTTCAAGTTGGTCATGTTGAGTATGATGAAACATCTGGTATTGCAACCATCACTACAAGAAAAAATCACAATCTGACAGAAGATGATTGTGTAATACTTTCTGGTATTGCCTTTACTTGCGACTATGACCCTGCACTAGGAGTTTCTAGTGCATTATATGATAACATAACTGGAGTTCTAACTGTAACCACTGCCGCACCTCATGGGTACAAGGTAGGTAAAGATGTGATACTATCTGGTCTTGCATTTACCTGTGCTATAGACAATGGTGCAAGAGATCATTACTATCCAAGAAGTAGGTCAACTGCATATGATACTTCACTTCCTATCACAGGTTATGCTGGCACTGCACTTGCAATAGATGTTGGTATATCTCGTGTTAAGAATCAATATGTTCATAGATTTGAAGAGGCAATCAACGGTGCGTTGATATATGGTGGTGATTATGACCATACTTTTGTTCGTGCAACCGAAGGTGCTTTACTAACTGGAGGACCTTTCTTACATGCCTTCTACAGTGCGACTGCAACATCAACATTCTCTGGTGGAGACTATGCACACACTTATGTAAGTTCTAAAGAGAAAACAATCAAGGTTGGTGGTGATTATGCACACACCTTTGTCCCTGCAAAAACAACTCCCAATGGTATTACTGTAGTTGGTGGTGGAACAACCACTCCAACAAATGCTGACTATACTCCTAGCACTGGTTCACTAGTTTTGACTATTGCGAATCATGGTTTATCTGGGCCTAGTCAACATTCAATCACAACTGCAAATTACAACCCAATTGTGGGTATTATGACTGTGACCATTCCTAGTCATGGTTTCTCAAATGGCGATCAGGTTAAAATTGCAGATGGTTCTATTGGTTGGAAGTGTTCATTAGACGCATTTACATCAACCAAATACTATCCAAGATCTACAGATCCAATCAGTGATAGTTGGATACCCATCTCAAACAAGACAACAGACACTTTTGAGGTCTTTGCTGGTATTACCACTAGAGTGGATTACACAGTATCTGGAGCGGACTACACACCTTCTGTGGGTGTTATGACTATGAGTATTGGAACTCATGATTTGATGACTGGACAAAGTATCAAGTTTAGACCTAATTCATTAGGATTTACATGTACTGCTGACCAAAATACTGTAACAAAATATTATCCAAGAACAAAAGATCCAACTTACAATACTGCCGTTCCAATCACAGGTGTAGCTGGGACGACTATTACAGTCAACGCTGGTATCTCAACTATTGTTAAGTATAACATAAGATTCGCTGATTACACTCCAGCGTCAGGTATTATGACCGTTTCTGTTGAAAGGTTGCATAATTTCCAAGTTGGAGAATCTATTAAGTTCAAGCCTGGATCTATTGTATTCAAATGTGAACAGGATGGATATCAAACTAATCACTTCTATCCAAGAACAAGTGACCCATACTACGATAAACCAGTAGAGATTGTGGGTTCTGCTGGTACAACCTTTACAGTTGATGTGGGATCTACTGGTGGAGCAAACATATACCAATTTGTTCCTAATCAGGGTGTTGCTGTTGAGGCAGTTATCTCTGGTGGTGATTATCCATATAGTTTATCTGGTATTGGAACCGATGCAGTTATTACTGGTGGTGGAGATTATACTCCTTATGTTTTTGTTTCTGCAAATACAAATGGTGTAGAGAGACCATCAACACAGATACAAATAGCAGAGGGTGCATTGACATTCAAGTGTGCTAAGGATAACTATGCAACTGAACATGCCTATCCTCGTAATACAGACCCAGCATACAATACTAATCTTGGAATCGTTTCTGCAACAACAAACACCTTTGAAGTAAGGGTTGGTGTATCTACAATTGAAGAACGTTCCATATCAACATCTACATACAATGCTGGTACAGGTGAACTTGTGCTTAATGTTGGTGCTGGACACTCATACATCAATGAGTCAGCTCATACAATTTCGACGGCAACTTATAATGCTAGTACTGGTGTACTAGAACCAACTATTGCAAATCATGGTTTTGTTTCTGGTGAGTACGTCAAGTTTGATTTAGAATCAATTACATTCAAATGTGATAAAGATGGATACACTGCCGACAAGGCATATCCAAGATATTCTGATCCATACTTGAATGAGTGGTTGCCAATTTATAATGTTGGTGTTAATACCTTCTCTGTATTTGTTGGTGTATCCACTATTGTAAATACACATTGGTTCCAAAGTGCAACTACTGGTGGTCTTAAGAAGGCTAGAGACACTGTTGGTATCAATACTGCATCTATCAACTTCACATGTGCTAGAGATAATTTTGCAACAGAACACGCATATCCTCGTCCTGATGATCCTATAGGTGGTAATGTTTCTGTTGGTATTGGATCTACTTCAGCAACTACAATTACAATCAATGTTGGTGTATCAACGATTGTAAACTCTGCAATTACTACTGCAGCCTACACTGCAAGCACAGGTATTATGACTGTGTTCTCTAATGTTCATGGTTTCAATGGTGCATTAGATGATAAGATAGTTACGTTTGCAACTTATGATGCTGGTAGTGGTATCATGACAGTTACTTCTGCTAATCACGGATTGACAACTGGTAACAGAGTTACATTCAAGAGAGATTCCATTAGATTCAGATGCCAAATGGATCAAAGGAAAACTATCAAGAGTTATCCAAGAAGAAAAGATCCATCAGATCAACAATGGTTATCAGTCACAACTGTTGACCTTGATAAGTTCTCTGTAAACGTAGGAACCTCACCCCTTGTCTACCACAGTCCTACAAGTGGATCATATGATCCTTTCACTGGATTGATGACTGTAGACATTGGATCACATACACTACAAAAAGGAACCTCCGTAAAACTTAAAACAAATGGATTTAAATTTACTTGTGCTTTAGATAATCATGCGTCATTCCACTATTACCCAAGGAAATCTGGCATATCTGGCCCAGATCCTGCTTACAATACTGCTGTTAAGATTACTTCTACTACAGATACCACAATTACTCTGGACGTAGGTAAGTCATCTAACCAATCAGCACACATCTTTGTTTCTGCAAATGCCAACTCTGTTATCAGTGGCGGTAATTACATACACACATTCGAGAACGCAGACCTAGATTCAATGTTAGTTGCTAGAGACACAATAGGTCTTGCAACAGACTCCTATACATGGAGATGTTCTCAGGACAACTATGCAACAGATCACACATATCCTAGAATCACTGATCCTATACACAATGTAGAGGTCGGCATTGTAACTTCAACTATAGATACATTCACAATTAACGTAGGTATCACATCAAGAATCAAGTTCAATGTAACTAATGCCACATATGATCCTAACAGTGGATTAGTGACTATGACGACTGATTCATCTCATGGATTGTCAACTACAACAGCTATTGGATTGGCAACAAATGGATTCGTGTACACATGTGACATGGATCAGAACGCTACTGAACACGCATATCCTAGAACCACAGACCCTGCACACAATACTTCATTATACCCAATATCAGTAACATCTAATAATGTAGTTGTTAACGTCGGAGTTTCTACCAGAGTAGAATACAATATTAACCATGCAGATTACCATGAGTCTATTGGTATCATGACTATGTTCTTACCATCAGTTCATGGTATTACAACTGCTGCTGGAGTAGGTAGAAATGTTAAGTTGAAAACTGAGGGTATCTTATTCTCCTGTTCACAAGACAACTATGCCACAAAACAATTCTATCCAAAAGGCGGAGATCCTTATTACAATGGTTCACTGATTACTAGAGTTATCAATAATACTCAGATTGAAACTCAGGTAGGCCCATCTACCACACCTAGTTTCTATAACTCTGGTGGTAAGATTCAAGGTGTCATACTTGCTCCTAGACTTAGAAATAACTCACTCAGTGGCCAAGACTTTGCTGCTGGTGGTACATTTGTTGATAAGATTATTGACAGTAAGACATATGTTGTCAATGTTGGTATTTCAACTGTGGATCACAACTATGCTAGAGCTGGAATTTCACAACAAGGTAAGAGAATTGCATCATCTATCGAAAAAGGATTCTCTGGATTTGATGTAATCGAGAAATTAGATGCTGCCAGATTCAGAATCAACGCTGGTGTTACTACAGAAAAAGCTCTCTTCAAGAGAGGTGGTAGATTGGATAAACCAGTTTACCTTGACATTGCTGCTCCAAATCCATACTTCAATACTGGTCTAGAATATGTTTCTGGTTCTACTGGTCTTGGAACAGATGCAGTAGTTGATTTCCGCATCAATGTAGATGGTAATATTAGTGAGTTTAACCTTACTGAAGAAGGAATTGCTTACAAGGTTGATGATGTACTAACAGTCAGCGGTATTGCTACAGACCCAAGAGTAGGTGTCAATACAGAATTTACATTGAAAGTTCAAGAACTTGAGAACGACAAATTCTCTGGATTCTATCCAGGCCAGTTCATCTTGTTTGATGATATAGCACCATTCTTTAATGATATTCGTAAGAAGTTTACTTTATCTGTAACAACTAGTGGTGTAACAGAGATTCTAAGTCTTAAGACTTTGCCTGGTAGTGATATGGATATTAGTAACAATATCTTTATCTACATCAATGACATTTTACAGACTCCAATTTCATCTTACACATTCAAAGGTAGTAGAGTAATCTTTACTGAAGCACCTAAGGCTAACTCTAAATGTTCTGTATTTTACTTCAGAGGATCTAAGAGAGATGTCGAAACTGTAGAACCAGTAGCATCAGTCAAGCCTGGTGATATTGTAAGGATTAATGAAAATAGACTTGATCCACTTGACACAGATCAGTTTGATAGAACAACTAAGAGAATTGTTGCTTCTGATGTATTAGAAACATTCTCTTACAACAGTATTGGAGTCAACACTGCTCAGGATGCAGAAAGACCTCTTTCATGGGAGAAACAGAGAAAAGATCAAGTTCTTTCTGGTGTTCTAATTCCTAAGTCTAGACCAGCATTGAAGAGTAGAGTTCTACCAACAACCAGAATCATTAAAAATGTTGGTCAACTAGACGATAGTTTCTATGTCAATAATGCTTTCCCAGTATTCAATGCTATAGACAAATTAATACAGTCTGAAAGAAATATCCAAATATTTGAGGACTTGACTATTCAGCCTGGAATCATAACATCTCTAGTTTCCACATCATCCAGTATTTCATCTTTGACTATAAGTGATGGTGGAACTGGATATGCAAATCTAACTAATCCTACTGTTGCAATATCAAGTGCATTGATAGGACGTAAAGATCCAATATCTGCATGGGAGTTCGATGCAATTACTGGTATTACATCAGCGGTAGAGTTCAGAGCGATTACAAAGGAAGATCCATATGTTGCTGTTGGTGCAAGTAGTTTCTACATCAATACTAAGAGTGGAACATTCTGGGAAAGAGGTAGAATTGGATTTGGTGGAACTATAACATTCAACGGAGTTGGTGTTGGTAACAGTGGAACATCTGATGTTCATATCATGGCAGTTGGTGACTTTGGATCTATGGCAAGAGCAGTTTCGATTGGTAACAGTATCAGTACATGGACTGCAATAGATCTACTAGAACAGAGACAAATACCTGCTATCGGTCAAGTTCAAACACTAGACAGTACATACGAAGGTAACTTCCAAGACACTATCTGGGAAGGAACTAGAAATACATGGGTTTCTGTTGGTGCTGGTGGATCAATCTTTACTGCTGTAGGTCTTACAACAGCAGCTGCGTTCAGTCAATACTCAGGAACTTTCCAACAACTAAATGCAGTATGTTATGGTCAGTCGGAGTTCATTGCAGTTGGTAATGGTGGTGTTATCCTTGCTTCCACTGATGGAACGGGATGGGGAGATAAAACAAGTAACACTAACTTTGACTTGAATGATATCATCTATGACGGTAATAGATTCATTGTTGTTGGTGATAGTGGTACGATTGGTATTTCAACCAATAAGAACTTCTGGCAACCTTGGAGTCAACAGTTACCAGCTGGAACACAACACCCTGCTACATTTGACTTTGCTAAGATTAAGTTCTTTGATAACTTGTATATTGGTATTTCTACAGTAGGTCAACTATACTACTCATTTGATCTTGCTAATTGGAACCTAAGAACCATAAGTCATCCTAATCAGATTCGTGACTTAGTGGATACTCCATACGGCGATTTCTCAAGTAGAAGAGTTATCACAGTTGGATCAGGAACAACTACTTTCTATGCAGATCCAGTAATCAATAGAGCGACTGCAACTGCATCTGTGACTGCTGGTGTTATCACAAGTGTTAGTATCACTGATGGTGGATTTGGTTATGAAGTGGGTAGTAATCCTCCAGTAATAGTCGAAGCAGATAGGACTAAGAAAGAAGATATATTCTCGGTCAACGCAGTCGGAGACTTTGGTGATATTGTAGGAATAAATACATGGCTACCTGGCACTGCTGGTGTACTACCTAGATTAGCATTTACACTCAAGTCACAGTATAACGATAACTCAAACTTAGGTTATGGTTATTCTTCCTTGAACGCACTAGGAGTTGAATATACTGGACTTCAGAAAGGTGATTTCTTCACCATCTATGATAGTTCTTTAGTTGTTGGCCATGCACTGACTGGTATTACAACCTCAAGTGGTTCAAATCAACCTGTCGGTATGGTAACTTCTGGTGATTATCTTGGTGGTGTATTCAGAGTAGAAGAAGTGACTGTTGGTGATGCAATCTCTGGACTTGCTACTGTTACATGTGCTTTCTTACCTGGCCCAACACCTTATGGAAATAATACAATCCAAGTTGGTCTTGGTGTAACATCAAACATGGATACCTTCTGGGGTAAATACAGTTGGGGTAAATTCTTTGGTTATCAGAATCGTGGTGCTGGTAATCCAACTAATTTCTTAGTCAATACTATGAACGGAAACGTAGGATTATCTACTGCTGCCGTGGTTTCCAGAACCAAACCATTAACTTAACAACTAAATAAAACAAAAAGACTAGTTTTTTAAAATGCCTGCCATAATATCCGAACAGTTTAGAATTTTAAATGCCGAGACCTTTGTTAAAAGTTTTGTCGGAGTCGGATCTACTGTTAACAAATACTACGCTTTTATGGGATTACCCAATTCCATAGAACCAAAGGCGGGTGGTACTGCCACATGGGCAACTGATACTCCCTCTCCTCTAGATGGATTTGAAGAGGAGTATTCAATAAAAGAATCTATCATTGCTATGAAAAAGGTAACTGATAAGGATGTTCGCAGACTTGTCAGGAAAGTTAGTTGGGTTGCTGGTACAACTTATGAGATGTACAGACACGACTATAATATCTACAATCTCACACCTATTACTAGTCAGGGAAGTTTGTATGATTCAAATTACTACATAGTGAATGAAGACTTGAAAGTTTACATCTGTCTACAAAATGGATCAGACCCTGAAAACTCAAAGGGTAGGCCTTCATATGACCAACCCACATTTGTTGACCTTGAACCAAGGGCAGCTGGCACTAGTGGCGATGGTTACGTTTGGAAATACCTTTATACGATTAAGCCATCCGAAATCGTTAAGTTTGACTCTATTGAATACATACCAGTGCCCGAAAACTGGGGCAACGAAGGCGAGACTGTTGCAACAAAGGCTAATGCTATAGATGGAAAGATCGAAGTTGTTGTTGTTAATGATAGAGGCTCTAACTATCAACCGATCTCTACATCTTTTGCTAATGTTCCGATTCTCGGAGATGGAGCAGGCGGAAAGGCAACAATTACGATTGATTCTTTCGGAAAGGTATCTGAGGTATTTGTTACTGATGGAGGAGAAGGATATACCCACGGATCTATACAATTCTTTCCAGGCGCTCCTGGCAGTGAGTCTGGGGGTGTTCTTGCTAACCTTACCAATACAGGAATAGGAACTACATCTGTTGCTGGGTTCAGTGTGATTATCCCACCTAAAGGTGGACATGGATATGACATCTACAGAGAATTAGGAGCATACAGAGCATTACTATATTCCAGATTTGAGACACTAGAAACTAACCCCGACATAATTGAAGGCAATGACTTTGCTAGGGTTGGACTAATAAAAAACCCCACCGTGTTTGGTAGTAGTACAGAATTACTAGATACCGCAATGGTGAGTGGACTGAAAGCATTGAAATTAACTGGGGTCACTACAGCAACAACCTACGCTGTTGACTCTGAAATTACACAAACAGTTGGTTTAGGATCAACTGCGGTTGGATATGTAGCAGCATGGGATAAAGTTACTGGAGTGTTGAAATATTATCAACCAATGGGTCTTGCATCTAGTGAAACTGGATATAAGATTATTCCGTTCACTTCAAATCCTGACACTGGATATGGAGTTACCATTCAAGGTTCATCTGTGGTTGGTTCACTTCTCTCTGTTGATACTAACTATAACGGTGTTAGTACCTCAATAAATAATAAAGTATATCAACTTGGTATGAGTTTTAGTTCTGGTATTTCATCAGCAGAATTCAATACTAAATCAGGTGAAGTAATTTACATTGATAACAGGACTGCGATTCCTAGATCGGCAAGTCAAAAAGAAGACATCAAAATCGTGCTGGAGTTCTAAAAGCAAATGCCACAAAATACCAACTTAAATTCATCTCCGTACTTTGATGATTTTAATGAGTTAAAGAATTATCAGAGGGTACTATTCAAGCCAGGTTTACCTGTACAGTCTAGAGAACTTACAACACTTCAATCGATTCTACAGAATCAGGTTGAAAAATTTGGTAAGCACTTCTTCAAAGAGGGTTCTGTTGTAATTCCAGGCCAGATTGCTTATGATTCTGAGTATACTGCTGTTCAAATCGATGACAGTCACTTAGGTATTCCAGTATCCATATACCTAGAGAATTTAATAGGTAAAAAAATTAAAGGTGAAACTAGTGGTGTTACTGCTAAGGTAGAAACTTATATTACAAATAGAGAATCAACAAAAGGGGCATATACTTTATACATCAAATATCAGAGTTCTAGTGATTCTGATTTCTCTAGAAACAGTTTTGCAGACGGAGAGAACTTACTACTACAAGAGGATATGAATTATTCTCTATCAAGTATTAGATCTGGGGCTAGTTTTGCAACAACATTAATATCAAATGCGACTGCAACAGGTGCTGCAGCAAAGATAGCTACTGGTGTTTATTTCATTAGAGGATTCTTCGTAACTGTTGCTGATTCTACAGTTATCTTGGATCAGTACAGTAACAAACCATCATACAGAGTAGGTTTACTAATCAAAGAAGAATTAGTAACAGCATCTTCCTCAGATAATGACTTATATGATAATGCAAGAGGATTCTCAAACTTTGCAGCGCCTGGTGCTGATAGACTCAAGATTTCTACATCTCTAATCAAGAAGTCTCTTACTGATCTAAATGATGAAAACTTTGTAGAGTTGATGAGAATTGAAAATGGTATTCTCAGAAAGTTTGTAAAATCTGGAACTAAAGTTGATGATCTAATTCGTGATGAGTTAGCAATAAGAACATTTGATGAGTCTGGTCATTATTATATCAAACCATTCCCACTATCACCTAAAGAGTGTCTAAATGACAGGATAGGAAATAATGGTGCTTACTATTCTAATCAATTAACACAACAAGGCAATACACCGATAGAAGATTTGATGTGTTTGTCTATAGGGCCTGGAAAAGCATACGTTAAGGGATACGAGATAGAAACACTTAACACTACGACTGTTGATGTTCCAAAACCTCGTACTACACAAAAAATAGTTAACGAGTCATTACCATTCAGTGTAGGTAGACAGATAGAACTTAATAACGTCTATGGTTCACCTCTAATTGGTGTCAGCACTAGTTCTTATGTAAAACTATTCAACGAAAGAACTTCTACTGTAGGCACACCAAACGGTGAACAAGTTGGTGTTGCCAGAGTATATGATATGAAATTGAAGAATGTTGGTTATGCAGATTCTTCTACAATATTTGAATCGTCTTTATATGATATTCAGACATTCACATATCTACAACTAAACACAAAAGCGACTGTAAATCTCCCAGCATATATCGTTGGACAAAACAGTAATGCTTCTGGATATGCTTATACATCTTCAAATGGATCTACACAACTTACTTTGTATCAGGTATCTGGTCAATTCCAAGTAGGTGAGGAGTTCTTTATCAACGGTGTTACTGCAAATAGAAGTATCACAGAAGTGGAAGACTATGGCATAGATGATGTAAAACAGTTAGTCAGTAATGATATGACTAACTATCCATTTACAGCAGATCCTATCCTAAGTGTAGGTCATTTGATTGCTCCTGTTGCAACACAGTTTACTATAAGTGCTGCATCTGGTGCTGCATCTACAATATCATCTCCCAGTGCAAGTTTTGTTAACTCTGGTATCAAGACAGGTGACATCATTCAGTATAGTTTGTCTGGTAATTCAGTTCCCACATACAACAAAGTTACAGCTGCAAATGCTATTGGAATTAGTCTAGAAGCAACAGTAGATGTTGAAAACGTATGTTCTGGTGCATTACCAACATCTGATACAAATGTGAATGACTTGTTTAAAGTTACTTTAGAAGTTCAAAACAACTCTAAAGCATTTTTATTCAGTGAACTTACAAAACCTTTTGTTTCAACTGTAGATACTAATGGTGCTGACATCCTATTCAAGAAGTCATACAGTATAACAGTTGCAAGTAATGCTTTCAGTGGAACTTTAGAAACTGATGCAGACTTAACTTTAGAACCATTTGATGAAGAGGATTACAACCTTTCATTTAAGACATCTGGTAAGACAGAAAATTTAACTAATCAAAAACTTACAGTCAGTGGCAGAACAGTAACTTTATCTGGATTAGATACAGCATCAGGTGCTGCTATATTGACAGTAACTTGGAAGAAGATAAATGTAAAACCAAAGGCAAAGGTATTTAAGAGAGCGACAACATATACAATCAATAAGTCTAATAAGACTCAATCTGGGACAGGATTGATGAAGTTGAATGATGGTTTGACATATGATACAGCATACGGAAACAGAGTTCAAGATCAGAGAATATCTCTAGGTGCTTGTGATGTTGCAGAGGTTATTGCAGTATTAGAATCTTCATCTACTGATGATGCACAGTTCCCAATATTACAACTTACAAATCTAAACTCTAACATTCTTAATGCTATAGTTGGTGAAACTATAGTCGGTAAGACATCTGGTGCAGCTGCTGTGTTTACTGCAACTAATGGATCTAACGAAGTAGAATTTGTTTCTCAAAATGAAAACTCCTTTGAGATAGGTGAAGAAGTTGTATTTGAAGAAACTCAAGTTGCTGGTACAGTTCAGACCTTCATTCCAGGCGATAGAGATATTAGAAATAACTATGAGTTTGATCCAGGCCAAAGATTAGACTACGTTGATTTCTCTGCAATCGTCAGAAAAGAAGGAACAGAGGCACCAACAAGAAGACTCACAGTTGTATACAATAACTTCGTTATTGATGCGGCAGATCCAGGCGATTTCGTAACTGTTAACTCTTATGCAAGAAGTTTATATGGTGCTGCAATTCCATTCATCAATGGTAGAAGTGCTGCAGATGTTATTGACTTAAGACCTAGAGTTACATCTACTATTGCTGGTAAAGCTCCTTGGGAATTTGAAGCGAGACAGTTCAATGCTGGCACATCATCTTCATCACATATCGTTGCAAAAGACAAATCATTTAACTTATCATACGAATACTATCTTGGAAGAATTGACAAGTTATTCTTAAGTAAAGAAGGTATCTTTACTTTATCTCAGGGTGTTCCATCAGAATTACCTAAACTTCCAAACACCATTGATAATGCTTTAGAAGTTGCTACTATTTCACTTCCACCATACTTATTTGATCCATCTGATGCTGGTATTACAGTAGCTAAACACAAGAGATTCCGAATGAAAGATATCGTGACTCTTGAGAATAGAATTAAGAATATTGAATATTACACATCACTATCACTACTTGAAGTAGAGACATCAAACATGTCTCTTCGTGATCCACAGACTAACTTGGAAAGATTCAAGTCTGGATTCTTCGTAGATAACTTTAAATCTGTTACTGGTGGTGACATAAACAATAGTCAGTACAAATCATCTATTGACTCTATAGAAGGTAGATTAAGACCTCAACACTACACAACATCTATTGATCTTTTACTTGGATCAGAAGCGATTGTGGGTGCTGCAACATCTTCAAATCCATCTGCTGATTACAGATTTGTAGAAGATCTTGGTGATACAAACGTCAAGAGAATTGGTGACGTTGTTTGTTTGAATTACAGTGATACTGTTTACTTAGAAAACAACTTTGCAACTCGTATTGAAAACGTAAACCCATTCGCTGTTGTAAACTGGATTGGTCAGGTTGAATTAAATCCAGGCACTGACACATGGATAGAAACTAGAAGAACTGCTGCTACTTATGATATAGAAGGTAGTTTCAATTCCACTATGGGTATTACTGGCGCTGATAGTAATACTGGTCTTTCACCTATTGATTGGGGATCATGGGAAACAACTTGGACAGGATCAAGTATCGATACAGGACCAAGTTTATTCAGTAGAACTGATACCGAAGTTACTGGTAAGAGTTCTAAGAGAGGAAAGTATGTTAAGAGGCGTGGTATTCCAATTACTACAACAACTAACTTCCTTGATACAACATACGATTTCAAAGAGCAAACAACCACAACTACTACAAACCAAACAAGACAGGGTATTCAGTTCCGTGTTGGTGAGAGATTTGACACTACAAGTCTTGGTGATAAGGTTGTAAATACAGAAGTCATTGCTACAATGAGATCTAGGAACATTGAATTTGTTACTAGAAGACTCAAGCCAAATACAAGATTATACCCATTCTTTGATAATATTGATATGTCAAGGTTTGTTGTACCAAAACTTATCGAGATTACAATGGTATCTGGTACATTTGGTGCTGGTGAAATTGTAGAAGGAAGTCGTGCTAACTCTAACAATGATGCAATTAGATTCAGATTGGCAAATCAGAATCACAAATATGGTCCTTATAACAATCCTAATCAGGTTTATAAACAAAATCCATATGACCCTGCATCTAGTATCTCATCCACATATTCATCTACCACTTCATTATTAAATGTAGATACTGCATCTCTAGAACTCCAGTCTGCATCTGGTTTCTACGGATACATCACCACTGGTATGAAGTTGATTGGACAGTCTAGTGGTGCTATTGCAACGGTATCTGCAATTAGATTAATTACAGATAAGTCAGGAACACTTATCGGATCATTATTCTTACCTGATCCTACAATTCCATCTGCTCCATCTTTCAATACTGGTACTAAGACATTCACTCTGTCATCATCTCCTGTAAACTCAACTATCTCTGGATTTACAGATAGTTCTGGTGAGGCTAACTTCACATCATCTGGTACATTACAAACTGTAGAGTCTTCAACTCTTAGGACAAGAAATGCAGATGTACAGAGAATACCACAGTCTGCTGATAGAACTCTGACTGACGAAAGTAAGAGATTGACAATTGAGAATACCTTTGCAAACAGATCTACAACTCAGACTAGGTGGGTTGACCCTCTTGCTCAATCATTTGAAGTTCCCGACATCAATGGTGTATTCCTTACTAAATGTGACGTTTACTTCCAAGCGAAAGACACAAATGAATTACCTGTTACCTTACAAGTAAGAACACTTCAAACTGGTTTACCTACTCAAGAAATCTTGCCATTTGGTGAGTGTATTCTTGATCCTGATCAAGTTGTATTATCAGCTGATGGTTCTAAACCAACTACATTTACATTCCCATCGCCCGTATATTGTGAGGGTGGAGGAGAGTTTGCACTTGTTCTTCTATCTGCATCTAACGAATACTTTGTCTACATCTCTAGGATGGGTGAAGAAGATATTACAACAGTCAATGCTGCAGATTCTGAGAAGATAATTGTATCTCAACAACCTTTACTTGGTTCACTGTTCAAATCACAGAACGGTGCCACATGGGATCCTAGTCAGTTAGAAGATCTTAAGTTCAATCTTTACAGAGCTAACTTCACATCAACATCTGGTAGAGTCAACTTCTATAACCCAGATTTAGATATAGGAAACAGACAGATTGTTTCTCTTGCACCTAACCCCATTGATATGCTTGCCTATAACGCAGTGGTTGGTTTAGGTAAGAGTTTGACTGTATCAGAACAAGCTGGACTGACAGAAGGAACTACAATATACCAACAGTCAAATCCAAACTTTAAGGCAAACTTAAATAAAGTTCTTGGTGCAATAGGTATTGGTAGCGATCTAGTAATTACAAACGGTGGTAGTGGTTTTGCTGCAACATCCGTTGTTTACCCTAACATACCTCTTATATCTCAGTTCGGTAAAGGAACTGGTGCAACTGTGAACTTAACTGTTTCAAACAGAGTAGCTGTTGCTGCAACGGTTTCCATTGGTGGAACAGGATACTCTGCTGGTGACGTACTTACTGTATCTGCCGATAATACAGGTGGATTCGGAAAAGACTTGAGACTAACAATTCCAAACAATGTCGGTGTTATTAGTGCGTTCAACACTTTAGTTCTTGATAATATCCAAGGTGTACCTAAAGTGGATTCTTCATCTTCTATCGTATATGTTGGTGGTGGTGGAACAAGTGTTGTAAACGGAGCTCCTATTACATACTTACAAAACGTGACTGATGGATTACATTTCCGTGTAAGACATTCCAATCATGGTATGTACTCTGCTGAAGATCAGGTTATACTATCTGGTGTTGAGGCTGACGTTAAACCAGAGAAGTTAACATCCACAGTTGATTCCACAAGTACAGAAGATATGACTGTGACTGCAATTGGAATCTTTACATCATTTGAAAACTTAGAAGTAAATACTTCAAACCCAGGCTACGTCAAACTAGGAAATGAGATTATCAAATACACTGGTGTTACAACTACAACTTCTACTCTGAATAACATTACTAGATCCATAGATGATACTAAGGCTGGTGATTATGCAATCAATGATAAGATATTTAAGTATGAGTTGAATGGAGTTTCTCTAAGAAGAATCAACGCATCTCATAGTTTCTTACCTACAAATGATGCCAAGTATCCTATTGATGTCGATCATTACTGGATTAAGGTTGGAGTTTCAAGTCGTGGAGTAGACAGAGCTACTGGAAATGCTAATGGATTCCCAGAACTATTCTTTAGTGAGAATAAATCTGGTGGTAGTTACGATCAACAATATGTACAAGTAAGTAACGCATACGGTCCTATGGCAACTCAGAATATCCCATTCAATATTGTCAGACCTAATGTTGCTACTCTTTTACCAGAAGGAACTGAGATTGCTGCTAAGGTAAGAACGTTTAGTGGTAACAGTCCTGATGGAAGTCTTAAGGCATATGTTGATCAGGGTTACGAAGATGTATCTTTAAACAGTAATAATTATCTAACAACTCCAAGAGTCGTTGCATCTAAGACAAATGAACTTCAAAAACTGACTGACTTCCCAGGCAGAAAGTCATTTACATTACAAACAACTCTGACTACAGATGATCCTAAAGTAAGTCCTTTCATTGACTTGGATAGAGTTAACATGATTACGGTCATGGATAGACTTAACTCTAAGATATCAGATTATGCTTCAGATCGTAGGGTTAATTCTGTTGACCAAGATCCTAGTGCTGCAATCTACTTATCTAAGATTGTAAATCTAGAGAAGTCAGCTGATGGATTGAAGGTTATGTTTGATGCCTACAGACACTCAACTAATGATATCAGAGTTCTTTACAGGATATTCAGAATAGATGCTCCACCACAGTATCAGTTATTTGAACTATTCCCAGGCTTTGAAAACCTAGATTCTGAAGGAAGAGTCATAGATTCGGCTAAGAATAATGGTAAACCAGATAGGAGAATACTTTCTTCATCTACTGAACGTGATTATAAAGAATACGAATTCAATGCTAAGAACCTACCACAGTTCAATGGATTCCAAATCAAAATTGTGATGTCAGGAACTAACTACGCTTACGTTCCTAAGATTCGTGACCTAAGAGCAATAGCATCAATCTAATGGATAAGATTAAGGTAAAAGATAGTGGGTCTCTTTATAGAGACGAACAATCTGGTGCAATCTTAAATTGTTCTGACTCTGAGTATGATAGTTATCTAAAGTTGAAGCAGAAAAAAATGCAAGAAGTCAACGAAATGGATAAGTTGAAAGATGATGTTGATGAGTTAAAATCAATGATGAAACTCATTTTAAGTAAATTAGATAAATAACTAAAACCCCCTTTGACAGATGACAGCAAGGAACATAAACCTAGTTTTAGATCAGGGCGTAGACTTTGAAGCAACTTTCACTATCAGAAATGAAGATGCAAGTTCTTTGAATCTGACTGGATACACTGGATCTGCTCAACTACGGAAACATCCAGAAGCATCTAAATCAACTCCATTTGTCGTCTCATTCCCAAATAGGGTGAATGGTCAGATAAAAGTTGCTATGGCATCTACAATCACAAGTGTCATAGAAGGTGGGAGATATGTGTATGATTTAGTTCTAACTTCGCCCAATGCGTATAAGACTAGACCCATACAAGGAAACCTTCTTGTAATTCCAGGCGTAACACGATTATAATGGCAGATTACTTAGTCACCCTTAACGAGCCTGGCAAATACAATGTCGGTGTTGACTACGAGATTCCCTCGAAGTCGATCCAATATGGTAACATCATTATTGGTAAGACACCAGCACAAGACGGCACTGAAACAACGTTTTCCTTAACTGATCAAGGAGCTCCATATAGTCCCAACAATAGTCAACAACTTATTGTGACTAAGAATGGTCTTTTCCTAGATCCATCAAACGACTATACCATCTCTGGGGATAAAGTTGTATTTACAACTCCTCCAACAGCAAATGATGATATAGTAATGATTGCCCTTGCTGCAGCAGCAGACTTAACAAGGACTGTGAACTATGTTATAGATAGTGGTAGTCTCCCCATGCAAGCTGGAGATAAAGGAAAATTGACAATAGATGTCACTGGAGTCATAGAAAATGTCAGAGTTTTATCTGATCAGACTGGTGATATTGTTTTTGATATATCTAAATGTTCTTTCGCAGATTATCCGAATTTCACTAGTATTACTAGTGGTGCGAGAGTTCAATTAGTCAATTCGGATAAATACTTTGATGATGTCCTAAATAGTTGGACGACTACGATAAATGCTGGAGATATTCTCAACTTTAACGTAGTAAGTGTGAATAATATTAGAAGGATATTAGTCTCTCTAAAATTAAAATTATAAATAACAATAGTTCTTAAGACTTATAGCCCCTAGAGGTAGTTTTTCAATGGCATTACTCGTTCCTAATATTGGTGAAATTGAGTCGCTACGTTATCTGATCGCTCAGAATAACTTTGTCGCAGATTTAGAAGATACATCACCGCGAAATCTTGTGTTAAAACTTTTCACAAGTAACACAACCCCTGCCGAGGGAGATGTTCCGTCTGCAACATCATACTTTGAACCATATATTGACGGAAACGTTAATGGTTACGGTACTACTGCAAATACTGGTTATCCTGTTTGTGTAAACAACAGAGGAGATCAGGATTACAACCAGCAGTACGGTATTCTGTTAAACGGAGCAAGATGGGTAATTAAGAACGTTGGATCTGGAACAACTGCAACATACCCAGAACAAACTTTCACTTTCACAGGTCCTGCTGGTAACATCTACGGTTACTATGTGACTCGTGCAAATAACATGCCTGTTGCTGTACAGGGTGTTGTACACGGTGCAAGTGTTGGTATTGGAACTACAGTTACTAAAGGTAATAACACTGACCCAACTATCGGTGTTGTTGGTAACTCTTACATCACTATCGACCCACAGGTTAGTATCGATGATCTAACTCTTGGACAGTTCGTTGCTGGTAACGCTGGTGTTGCAACAGGAACGAAGATTATAGGTATTGACAGAGCGTATCGAACGATTTACCTCGACAAACCTCTAGTCGATAACATACAGGTTGCGACTGACCCATCAGTCACATTCAGTTTCGGTAAAATTTCTATTACTAACCACGGACTTAAGGCTGGAGACATCCTTTACGTTAACGCTGGTACTGGTAATACAACTCTCGAATCTAATGTTTACACTGTCTTCAATGTACCAAACGCAGATGAGTTTGTAACAACTCCATCTATGACTGCTACATCAAACGGTGTTCTTGGACTTAACACTGCGACTCTTTACAGTTCTATCATGTACGCTGAAAGATTCACAAACGGTCCTTACAACATTCAGAACAACGGAGACCAAATCAAGATTACTCTAAACGTCGCACTCGACTAATAGAAACACTAAATATCAATATGTGGACTCTGCTTTATAACTAAGGCAGGGTCTTTTTATTCGG